CGCAGACGCAGAACCGCCGTCCGCAAACCCTTTAGGCTTTTTTACAGGGCCGCCCTCCGCCATTAAGCCATAGGTACGGTTAAATCCTGTATTAGCTGAAAGAGGGGTTGTATAAACAGGTTGCGAACCGTAGTCCCTGTCCTCTTCCCTCTCATCAAAACCATAAAAAGGCGTAGGAGGCAGGGCCGCCAATGTAAACGGGGTTCTAGTTCCTGCCGCCATCTCACTCTTACCAAAAGTGTTGTAATGGTTTCTGGCAAAATCATTTAGATTCTGGCCGCCAAGCTGTCCTTTTTGCCTTTCGTAATCTGCCTGAATGTCTGGATTAGCGGCAATGTACTCCGCTATCGTCCCTCCTGAGGAGGGTGCGCTTCTCTGAGCGGCCCTGTTTTGTAGGCCCTGCTGTCTCATCAAAGCATTCAACTGAGAGCGGGACATACTGCCGTAACTCCCCGCCAACTGATTAAATGCGTCAGCATCAAACGGAGTGGACGCTTGATCAGGGAACATACCCGACCGCTTTAATCGTTCAAAATCCTGCGCGGCACGGCCCTGCTGGAACCGACCTAACTGTTCTGTGCCCATTAGCGACCTTGGACGGCTAGTGACCGAGGGAGGCGTAAAGCTAAACCCTGATCCGGTGGCCGAGAGCAGTTTAGCCGCCGGTGTATAGTCAAATCCTGTGAGCTGTTGCTGTCCGCCTACATCCTCAATGACCTCGGTCCGTGGCGCACTGGCTCTGAAAGCCTCATCCAAGGCGGGTTGTCCAGCGGCGTAAATGCCTCCTGTGTCAGGCATCATGGGAAAAGGATCAGGTGCGGGGGTAGCGGGTCCTGTAGGAAAAGGGTCTATTCCACCTACAATAGGTACGGTTACTGGTGTCTTTGGTGTAACGGGTTTAGCGGCTGGCGTAGTCTGATACAAGATATTAGGGTCTACGCCGGCGGCAACCATGTCCGCGTAGCTGATTCCACGGTCCGTGGCGATCTTCTGCATGTCCAACCGCTCTTCGGGCGAAACTATTTTGTCCTGCATGACCCTGCCATAATACGCTGCAACATCATCCGCCATTGGGGCGGTAGCCGCTGGACCGCTGTAAGCAGGGGTTTCAGCCGGAGCAGTGAAAATCATGTCAATAGTGCTTTGCTTAACACCCGCGTCCAACGCATCCTGTACACTAATACCAGACTCTATAATGGCATTGTAGGCGGTTTCAGGTGTCCAAGAGCTGGGATTGGCTAAATACGCTGCCTCTTGCTCAAGCAGGGTTTTATTTCGCTCTTCGTTAACGTCCCCGCCTTCGTTCATTCTTATCGGGAGTGCGCCAAGCATTTCCCGTGCTGATCTATTATCCATAAAGGACCCCTTCAAACGGGTTAAATTATCTTGACATTCTAGGCCTAATAATACTCAGGAACAAGCCCCTCGTTTCGAGGCTCTTCCGGCTCATCAGAGTACAGAGAGATAAAGTTCCCCGCGCGGAATCGCATTAGAGCCTGCGTTGTGCTATCCACTTGGTCGTCATTGTCTCCATTAGGAAACGCTGCACACTCTTCAATCAGATCCTGTGCCCACGTCTCATCAGGAGCCCAGACCATACCCGCTTCTAAAATCGGGGCTACGGCATGCGCCCGTGAAATCTTATCCTGACCGGCACGCCGACCGCCGGGCGAATACATGGTCACCGGAATACCCATACGCCGAAGTTCCTGCTGTAGCGTGATCCCTGTCGCTTTGGCCTCGATCAATACATTATCCGGCTGCCAATACTTATACTGGTCCATTGCCTCACGCTTGAGGTCTGGAAAGTCCCATCGACCCTTTCTCACGTCCATCAACAACAGATTCGGGCCCGAATCCTCATCAGGAAAGAACACGCCCCACGTCGTGATAACAGAGTAATCCGCCGTCTCCTTCTTGGAATACGCCGTGTCATAAGACTGAATGATGTACTCTACGCCGGGCAAATGTTCATGTTCCCACTCTCGCCACCATTCCCGCTTGAGTATCGCGCCCTCGTCAGAAGTCGGTCTCTGCTGGTACATCGCGTTCCATTTCTGCACCGACATAGATGCTCGGACCGCGCGGAGTTCCTCAAGTTGCCAGAAACTCGGCCAAAGAGCGCGCTCGTTCTCCTCGCCCTCATCAAAAACCGCAGGAAACTCTATCACCTCCCACTGGTCCGCGCTGAGATTGCTTTGGGACTTTAACAACCGCGCCGTAAGATCCTTGGTCCCCCAACGAGTCATCACGATTACGATAGCCCCGCCGGGTTGTAGTCTGGTCCGTGGTCCAGAGGTATACCATTCCCACGCATTGTCCAAGGCAAGCATAGACTGCGCGTCCTGCTCCGAGTGAGGATCGTCAATAATCAGCATATCCGCACCACGGCCCGTCATTGCTCCACCAACGCCCACGGCAAAATACTCACCACCCGCGTCAGTGTCCCACCTTCCGGCGGCTTTACTATCCGCCTTCAAGGAAACCTTAGGAAAGACCTCCGTATAACGGTCCATGTCCATCAAGTTACGCACCTTACGACCAAACCTCACGGCTAACTCGCCGGTGTGCGTGGCCTGAATGATCTTGGTCGTTGGACGACGGCCCATGAGATAGGCCGGAAGCAGGTAGGATGCAAACTCAGATTTGGTGTGTCGAGGAGGCATGTTCACGATCAAGCGTTTTAGCGTGCCGTCGGCTATGCGGTCAAAGGCTTTAGCCATTATCTCGTGATGGCTACTGATTATCGCTTCAGGCCACACGTACCGAGAGAAACCAATAAAGTTTTGCTGTGCGTTTTCTTGCCCTTCAAGAAGCGCGAGTCGAAGCTCTAGTTTTAACCGCTCCGCCTCAACGTCTTCAATGCGATTAGCTATCTGCATAAAAATCCGTTTTCAAAAAAATTGCGAAAAATTTTTTGGGGTTTTGATTTTCTAACAAAGGGGGGTGGGTTGCAAGGTAGTTTCACGTGAAACCGAAAGCCATTTTCGTTTTAGCCGAAACTAATTATGCGAAATCTGGCCCTAGCTGTCTTGCTCAGGCCGAGGGCTAAAAATCTCGATCAAATGCGAATCATTCTCATTTAATGGCCCAAATCGACCAAAAGGGACCCGCCCCCGATGGCCCGTGAGCCTTGCTCCAAGCTAAGTGTTTGATTTGTCTAGGCTTTAGATTAAATCGCTATTTCCGGTAAGAGGTATTACCGGAAATAGTAAATGATTCTCATTTGCAAACGAGCCATAATCGTTTGAGCCCAGAGCAAGCGTAAGCTCTGGGCTCGGTTTATTTCTCCGAGGTCTTTTCAGGCGTAGATTTTATCAAGAGCCCGTATCCCTCAATCCACGTGGCTTGCGTCTTCATGTACGTCTAAGCGACTAATAGCTGGCGTAGCACAGCCCAATCAACAGCGTTCAGGGGCCACACAGCTAACGCCTGCGTGCTTAATCCATCAATGGCAAGGGCTTGGGATTGCCTCCCGTGATAGAGCAGGAGGCGCTTCTCTGAAGCTTTGAGCGTGCCTTTGGGGTGCCACTCAATCAGTATGTACGTCGGCAGTCTCAGGCTGGCGTGCTTCATCGCGAAGGCTATCTGGTGAGGGGACAACCTGACCTTGCGTCCGCTCTTCACTACCTTCAGCTCCACCATCACGTACTTCGGCGGCAGTGCTATCAGACAATCCGGTATCCCCAGATTGATCCGATTCTCCAGCCGGACTATCACTGAGTCCGGCAGATTCTTCTTGAGCCTGTCGTGTAGCTGGCCTTCTGGACCTTTCGCCATCCTTCATCGCCTCCAGCATGCTCGTTGGTTCTTCGATCTGTTCAGGGGTTATGTCAAGTATCTCGGTAGGTGGTGGACCGCCGTACATCGCTTTTATTTCTTCTAGCTTGCGCTTCACGTCTTCCTTGCTCATCGAATCAATAGTGCCGTGCCTGATTTCTTTTCTATCAATGTAAATCGTACCTAGCGCCTGTCCTCTTCGGAACTCAGCAGCGACAGCAGCAGAGAAATTCTTAGCCTCTAAGGCTTGGTTACGGATAATCAATAGGTCCTGCATGTGCCGCTCATAACTGGTTCCGTATTTCTCGGCCAGCTCATGCCGATACTCTTGAATAGCTGCCACAACGTGCGGGTTCTTTTTGGGGTCCGTCAGGATAGAAGCAACCGACGCTGCGCCCTTCTCAGCATAGCCGGCATTGATCGCCGCCTCTCGAAGCGACAGAGGCTTCCCCTCCTCTTGACAGAGTTCTTTTATAAACAGCCATTGCTGTGGGGTGACTACTCGCTTTTGTTTTGCCAAGGGCTCGACCTCGGCGTTGTTAACCTTTTCCATAAGTTTCCTTCGATGGGTTTTCTTGACGGGTACAGCATTAAAGATGTCTTTTTTAGCCACTAAGCAGTCCTCCGACAGATCCAGCCCTCAAGACTATCAGAAGGACGCACCGTAAAATACCGACCAGCGTAAGACGGGCTCCGATAAAACGTCAACAGGGCACTGCGAACTTTGCAGGCTTCGGCAGGGCTATACACTCGAAAATAATCGTTCTTAACCATGCTTTTAAATGGATAACTGCGTTGACCTTTCAGGCCACCGGCTGGACGAACAAAATGCTCTCTTGGAGCTATTCCAGTGTTAGGACAGGGCTTGTCTTTTTTCTTCGGCATTTGAACACAATAACACATTTCTATAGATATGTATTTTGAAAAAAAAAAAAAATAAAACCAAAAACTCGCCCGCGCGCGACTTATAGGATTCTTGACAATCATTACGTCATTACGTCTGTAAAAAATAGACGTAATGGTAAACGTAAGGCCACAGACCACGTATTTAAAGGATCGTTACGTCAAATACGTCTGTAGGTATGTATTCGATAGACATGTTAAATTCACTTTTGTTTTTCAAAATACATATCTATAGAGATAAACGCCTAAAAATGACCCTTGGCCCGTGGTCCGTGACACTCCAAACCCCGTACTATAAGGGCCTCACAGCCATACGCCTACCATTTCACAGACGTAATGGCCCGTGGTCCATGAATCACGTAAAACCGCCACAGGCCGCGTATTTGTTGGCCTTACGTCACCCTTACACTACCATTACGCCTCGCTACGGCAAAACGCCGTTTTTGGCCCTTTTTTAACGGTGCTGTAATTTGCTGTAATGTAAAAATAAATGACTTCCACTAGTAAATAGTAGTTGACACCTGTAATCCTATGCCTGACAATGTAGTCACTAATCAAGATTAACCCAGAAAGGAGAAAGACGTGAGCAGATTAGACCCCCGAATAGAAGAGCAAAATAGAAGAGCGTTTTTAGTGGTTAAAAAGATAGAGCAACATGAAAGAGAGGTAGCCGCTTGGTTGCGATCTAGGCCAGAGGTAGGCGTTCTTACCGGTAAAACAAATAAGTATTATGTTTATCCTGTTGGGGGTAGGTACTCGGAAGTTGCAGAATTCTCATAACATTAACCCAGAAAGGAGACAGCATTTGTTGAATGAGTTTTCATATAACTGGAACTGGGGGTCGTAGCATGATCTGGGAAAAAGTCATTGTTGATTGGTCGGAGGAATGGCAATGCTGGATGGTCGGAAAATATGACCATGAGGGTAACCGTAAGCATTTATCCGAGCACCACCGTAGGGATTGGGCTTTGGACGATGCAAAAATCTACGCTTTCGATGTTCAGTGTGGACCGCAGAGAGCCCCTAAAGTAGAGGTCTATAGCAAAGCAAATAGACTTATCAAAACTATTTGCGATTGGTAGTAAAAAGTAGTTGACGGTGGTCTCGTAGTATGAGACCATCTCCCTTGTCGGATTGGCCGACATCAGAAAGGAGAAAGATATGACAGACCTAGTTAATCAACTTATTCAAGGCTCTCACGACGCTACAGCGTTTGTAGACTACGTGGAGGACTTCTACGGTAAAGACGGGTTATACGACCTCGGAGCAACTCGTGACGATTGTAAGGAAGCGTGTTTGATTTACTTAGTTGCTCTAGCGACCAACGGAGAAACGCTAGGCACTTGGGGGGATGGGGATACCGTTGACCGAGAACGAGTAAGGCTTGTTTTAGAAAAGGTTTTAAATTGTCGGGAGGAAGGGAAATGAAGACAGTAAAAAATTGGGATGGTAAGCCGGTGGCCGCATATCAAGACGCGGACCTTGTAGCGCTTGAGAGCGTTTTTGCGGAGGCTGAGAGGCTTTGGGTAAAAGAGTGGCGTGATCAGGGATCCGAGGACCGTGGTTCGTGTTGCGGTGGCAAGGGCATTGAGGTGCGACACATCGGCAAGGGCTGCAGGAACTATGGATGGGTAATGGTGGTTCCTTGTGACTTTGTCCAAGGCAATATGTCGGCGGAGGGTACGGTAGGTCCGGCGATGGAGTATCTTAAAGCACAGGGCGTCGATTGTAAGTACAACGACGGATGGATGGACTAGGAGGAAACATGGCATATTTTGCAGTGAAAGTTAAGGTGACCAGCAGCGTCACGGATCAGAAAGAAACCAAGACCGTCGGTGTAAAAGCCGACGATTTTGATGCCGCCTATGCCCAGTTAGTCAATGAATTCGGCGCGGATACTACTGTCTTAGAATTTGATGATTGGGGTAGTAAATAATAGTTGACAGTAGTATTTAAAATCGATTATTATCTCTCTTGTCGGATTGGCCGACACCAGAAAGGAGAAAAATATGACAGCTAAGCTTATTGACACGATCACCATTACTGAATTGGATAATGGTACTTTCGATGTGTACTGCAAGTGCCATGATGATAATGGGGCCGAGCACACCGTAAATTGTGCGAGTTACCCCGAAGCTTTGAAAATATTCGGACAATTTTTCTACGGCATGAAAGATTACTACAACGATGCTCTATCCGATCATTTGGCCGACATCAATGGCTACGAAGACAGACCCGATCTTTAATACAGGAGACAGGCATGACCCAGATTGTCATTTCACAAGCTAGACCGACCGCCCCTTACCAGCAGCAGTTTGCTAAGGGCCCTATAGCCGGCTGGGCTATTCAGATTGACGGAGAGTTTCGAGGTATTGCTTCCACCCAGCCTGAAGCAGTGGACAAGGCCAGAGGCTTAGTCTCTGCCGATGCAACCCCCAAGATCACGATTGATTGTCGATAGGAGAAAGATATGACCCTTGGACCGCGAATAGATGTACTTCACACACCTACCCTGATGGCCTCCGATGAGGCCATTGCGTTAGCATCCCAGTTAAACTCCGATACTTTAGAGGATTGGACCTACCTTGTCGATGCCGACCCTAACACTGGCAAAGCTTGGATCGAGGTCATTGATGAGGACGGCGTATTTATTTCGTACATGTAGTCGAAAGTAGTTGCATGTAGTATTTAAATCATGCAATAATTCAATTGTCGGATTGGCCGACACCTAGAAAGGAGAAAGACGTGAGAGAATTAACCGAAGCAGCAAAAACAGCAAAAGCAATCCGGGCTGAACTAAAAAAGGCCTTCCCTTCAACTAAGTTCCGAGTACGTTCCAGCAACTTCGCCGGCGGCGATTCTGTCAGTGTCGGCTGGGTCAACGGGCCGACGGGTGACTCTGTTGAGGAAATCACGGCCAAGTATCAGTACGGCCATTTTGACGGGATGTACGACATTTATGAGTACAGCAACAACATTGAAGGCCTGCCTCAGGCTAAATATGTTTCTGCGTCGCGCACGTTAACCGAAGAGGTTCGGGAGGCTAAGAAAGCGGAAATAGCCAAGAAGTTCGGCATAGAGAATCCTGCCGATGATTCCGAGTGGTTTGCAAAATTCCGACGGTGGCCGCAGGAGGTTGTCTATCAAGAGCTTAGGCATCAGGTCTTAGCAGGGGCCGCCTAATGAAAAATATACTAGCACTGGCCGCGATAGTCGCGGCCTTCGGCTTTGCCGGTAGCATGGACCTAGAGGACGCTCAAGCGGAGCAGGACCGATACTGTGAGTTCGTGGCCGATGGCACGTGGCCCGATTACAAACCTGAAATTAATTGTTCTAAGTAGAATTATGTACGAGAAACAGCCTACAAAGATGTGCGAACCTATAGGTTGAATCTCGTAGCGTCCCAGCGGGCGGTGGACGTAAGCAGATAAACACCCGCAGCGTGTGGTGGGATCTCCATAAAAGTTTTACTTTTATTTCTCAGGCACACGCCGGTTAGCCCACGTCACGGGCTTTATTTTAAATAGTAGTAGTATTCCGTAGTTATATGTGGTCTAATTGGGGTATTGGATAAATATACAGGAGAATGACATGGAAATTACAGTAAAAAAATGGACCAAAGGTAATCTTACTCGATACTACTTAACGGATAACAATCAGTCGTTAGGGTACGTCCAAGAGGTCTCTGAATTTAACAGCACCAAAGAGATCATTAGCCATACAATAGATAACCTACAGGTTCTGGAAGCAGTTTCTGTTGTGAACTATGCGGGAGAGCTTGAGCCCTCTACGCCACTCCTAAACAAACACAGCGGCACGTACAGCGTCGTTAGAGGCAAACGCAAGCCTGTTTGGGTAAACGCTTCCCCCATTATTTTAAATTAGAAAGGAGAATAAAATGACAACTTACTTTTCAGTATTAGCAGTCCCCGAAGGTTACTCTCTTGCGGAGTACACGGTCAAAGAGTCGTTTGGCACTGTCTACTACACAGTCCCTGCTTGGGTTAAAACAGTAGGCGAGTTTGACCAGATTATTCCGATCAACTCAAAAGG